CAATCGCAATTTGTAGTACTTCTATGTCTGTTGCCATATCTAGCCCTTGTGCTTTGCAAGCTCCATGATTGCCTCAATCTCCCACTGATCTAATAACCTACCAGTGAGCCGCATGTAACTTTCAAGCTCAAGCCAAGAATGATTCTTGAGCGAGGTATATGCTGCCCAACAGTCGTCATGTTGCCATGATAATGTTGGTGCATTTAGTAACTCTGGCGGTGTGACTCCGCGAGTCTTTTCAACCTGCTTTAGTGAATCATATAGACTGATCTTAGAACCTTCTGGGTAGCTATTGATGTGATAACACCACTTCCCATAGGCCACAAATTCTTCAATCAGTCTCCGGTAAAATTTTGCCGATCAACAATAAATGCAAATATCTGATTAACCACAATCGGTGAATTCTCACACAACCAAGCGGCATTCTCATCAGAATACTCGAATGGCTCACCGCCTTTGTTTAACTCCCTCCAACCAGTGATTACTCCTGCAATCATCGGCCAAAGGTACTCATGGTCAAAGAAGTCTACATCCTCTTCTTCAGCATATTTTTTGCGCTGCGCCTTCTGCGCTTTACGCCATGCCTTAGAGTCAGTTCCCTTTACCAAGAATACTGCATCTTCCTTCTCACCAGTTGCCTGATTTAGAAGCTGGAACTCAGCCCCAGCTTCGTGCATTTCAACTGTTGCCAGTTGGTTGATGTCCATAAAACCCCCTAGGTTTTAGTATTGTTAAATATATTTTCTGACGCACCTAATCTAGTTTCAAACGTAACATAATTAAGCAGGTGTTCTAGTAATTACTAATTGCGAAGTATCCCCAGCGTTATACAGCGCGATAAAATCCATTGACACTGTAATCGGCCCTTCTCCAGATACATCTGGTTGACCTGAATTGTACTTAACGTTCGGTATATCAATAATATAATCATTTCCTGCGACATCAGTCAGAGTTAAGACGATTTCAGATGCAGTCTCATTGAGAAACTTCTGGTACAAAGCCTTGCTATCAAAGTAAGTGGTTAATGACCCAGTTACCCGCGACTTTCCGATTGATGGCCGATTTGTTATCTGAGAACCCACTGAGAATAAAGGCTCCAATCCATTTTCAATCGTTATATCAAGGCTAGTAACTGTTGCGATAGCTGTGCCGCCTTCAGTTATTGCACCTGTAAACGAATCAAACGGTGTATTGCCCACATCTGCCGAATAACTAGATCCAGATAATGCTGCTGTGCCTATACTTAGGTCTTGCCCTACAACCGTCCAAGATGCTCCTATCATTGCATTTGGCGCGATTGACAATGCCAATGTATTAAACTCACACCCAGTATATCGATGCCATTCTGGAGTGGCTAAGTCAGCAAACTTTCTTTCTACTGTGAATGACCTTCTGACTACACCGGGCTTTAGTACGTTTGTAGCCCAAGTGCCGCATGTTACCGCCTGAAGAATATCGTCAAATGCTCCATACTCAAGCTCTGATGTAATATCGCCACCTACGGTTTTATTGCCATGCCTGAAATCTTCAATCTGACGATCACCACGCAGTTTCTCTGATTCGATTCCATCTTTGCTAATTGCCAAAGTTGTTCCCGTAAATGGGAATGGAATCATTGTCGGACTTGTTGGCGTAGTGCCATAAGTTCCTTCTGCTATAAAAGCTAGGGATTGCTGTGCGCCATTTGCAATAGCCATTTTGTGTTACCTCGCGTCAGTATATGTTTGAAAATCGACTGTCACTGGCACGAAATGGAACGCACCCTCAGTCAATGCAGAGGCAATCGAAACCGAACGCACCCTTACATTTACTCCATTATAAGACAGAACTGTGCCTCTCTTAAAATGATCTGCTACAGAATCAGGGATTGTTGATCTGCCCGACCCTGCCGGATAAACCACATCTATCTGATACAGACCATCTGTTTCATCTTTGCCCGCTGCCCCAAGCCCTGCCTGAGTCGTATCACCCGGAATGAATGATGGGCTAAGAAATGTTGAATTTGCCTGTGGCTCAAACGCAGTGTTAGGCCACGCAATAGAGTATCCACCGCTTAAACTGTTAAGTCTAGCCTCAAGAGCTGACTGTATGTCATTGAAATAACTAGCCATTATTTTTTAACTCCAGCTCTTATCTCAGCAACAGCTTTCCTAATGTTAATTCGTGCCATACCAGCCGGAGCCTTCTTCGAGAAGCCATTCACTGTCTTACCCCTACCTTTCTTTGGCGGGTTTGGATACAGGCCAAATTCTACCACTCTTGCGTAAGGTAAGTTGTTTGCCATATAGAATGTTTGATTCTTCTTCAGATCAAACTTAGCCAATGCCTTATCAACTCTGCCTAGCGAAGCTTTACCGGACACATCACCACTTTTATTTGTCGATCTAGGGAACCCATTCATACTTGAGTACCAATTATTTTTTAAGCGACCCGTTTCATATGGAGTTGCGTCAATAACGCCTTTTGCTGTCCTACGGATTAGCTGCTTCAGTCGTTTTGTTACCCTGTTGTTCACACGAATATGAAGGTCTTCCATCCTCTTACCAAATGCGAGGCTCACTTTCTCACCTGTAAGTTACAAGCAACAACAGTACCTGCTGGCTGGATGTTGGACACTGCAACCACACGATAACTCTGCGAATCAAGCGACACTTTATCACCTACCTTGTAAGTATGACCTTCCGCAAACACCCTTCGATCACCGACTTCTATGTTATCTAGGGCTATCTCTTGAGCTGAATAATCAAAGACGCATCCATATTTAACATACGTTGCAGTCGTAGGTGAGGCTGTCCCAGTATTCGGGTTATAAGCCCCGTCAGTCGCTCGCGTAAATGTAAGCTGCCTACCGAACTTCTTCAGCAGCAAACCTGCACTCGATTGGAGCGCAGTATAGTTAAAGCTCATGCCCTGCCTACCATGTTAGCTGGCGTAACTAGTTTCAAAAGTGCGTTTGTCAGGGCTGGTGTAATTGTCCTGTTTTCGCTGTTAGAGGCATATTCAATCTCAATATCACCTACTTTCTCTTTGACTGTCCTTCTATCTTGGACATTTAGTTCTGAATAGCCGTCTACTTCCACCTTTACAGCCTCATAGATCGCTTTTTTGACCTGTGCTGGTATCTCGGTAGCGTCAACGTAATATCCGTCTATAAGGGCTTCTGTGCGAGGCCACTGTAAAGATTGGTTCTCGTTCGCTTTGTTACCGATAAATAAGAGCTGCTCGAAATAGTCCATCGCACGGAAGATAGAACGCTCCAGAACCACATCTGAATCTGATGAAATGATTCCTCTGGCGTTACTCCATGAACGATACTCAGCTAGAGTGATATATGAGTTAGCACCACTTACAATCGAGCCGTCTTCAATTATCAGTGCCATTACGTTTCCTCTTTATACCCGCCAGACTTATAAGCAGGGATCATCGAATCATGCACAAACGCCTTACGTCCGTCACTATGAACCATAGTTGTTAAGCCTTCACGCTTAACTTTAGTTTTGGCTACTACTTCTTCTGGTGCTTTCTTTGATTCTGCCATCTAATCAATCCTCAGTAAAAACGGGGGCCGAAGCCCCCGCTAGTTTTAGCCAAGCAATGTTGCGATGAAGTCAGGCTTCCAAGCCTTAACACCCCAAGCAGCGGCTACTTCAATCATCGACTTGCGATAACCTTTGTAGACGCGAACCTCAAATACCATTCCTGATATTGGGTCTTGGACTGTCATTGCATCGTCAGCCTGATCTCCACCTGTAGGCACTGCTGGAGCGCGAACAGCTAACTCAAGAGCGCGTCTGTGGAACGCCATGTTGGCAGTATAAGAAGCACCAACGGTCATTGCATTATTGTTTGCAATCGTGGTTCTGATCCCCGGTGTGTTCAGAGTTAAGCTTCCTGCGGCCAGAGCTGATCCGACAACATACTTATTTGCCGAGTCTGCTGCAAACGTCACAACATCACCAGCAAGAACAGTTCCTGTTCCCGTATCAACGGCAACAACCGTGTCGTTTAGTACCAAGCCACCTGCGTCATTTACGAGGTAGTTAGCACCACCACCTGCTGTGTGTATTGAGATTTGAGCAGACTCACGAATGCCTAATCCTTGGAGATCAAGCAAGATGCCCTGACGTAGCATGTCAGTGCTTCCAGCAGTGTTTGCTTGCTGGAGTGAGGCCAACTGACGCAGGTTAGTACCAGCTAACGTACTCAATACCAAAGAGCATTGACCATCGTTTGAAGGCATACCGTTGTCTACCAAGATCTGACGTATTTCAGCAATCTCTGAGAAGTTAGACCCAAATGGAGTCGTTCCCGCTGTACCAAATGCGCGAGATGAGTTCTGGTAAGCTTCTTCGGATAAAGATGCCTCCATCTCATTTGTCAGTACCCGCATTGCCTGAGCAATTTGGTCACCATATACAGTCTCAAACCCAACACCGTTATTCAGGTGCAGCATGTCTTCGCCAGTGTAAGGAATCTGAACCGCACGAGAATTTGTGATGCTCAGTGTCTTGTTGTCAACCGTCTGGTCAGTACCCTCTGGAATCGTCATAGATTCCGATACGTTTACAGCAGATGCTCCACGGGTGAATGCAGCTCGCACTGTATCGCCTTTCGCAGCTCGCTCTGATCCGTTTGCGTTGATAGTAGAAGCAGGAATGAAGCCTACAAGCTCCCGTCCTACAACGTCAGCAGCTACATAAATATCTGCTGCGAGTGAAGTTAATACGTTAGCCATTTGGCTTCTCCTTATTACTCGTCATAAACTTTACCGCCTTCCTTGAAGAACTTGGCACGATCTGCGTGTCTCAGTCCATCGAAGTCTGTACGACTAATCTGTTTTATGCCCGCATCGGCCCTGCCTTGCGAACGGGTAGCCCCGCCACCAGTTGCTTGATTGCCGTCCACTAAGAACGGAAAATCCGTCTTAATGTTTCCAACCAAGTCTTCAAGTGTACTCACCGTCAGTTGTCCTGAATGGTCAGTTACCCGAATCTCTCCTTCCATGAGAGTGAGCCTTTGGCTCAACTTCTCTTCTAATAACTTAGCCTTACCTACGTCCTTTGTTAACGTAGTTGCTATTTTAGTGGCCTCAGACTGTACTTTTTGTCTGGTGACCTGATGATTCATTTCTTCGATTTTTGCCCGTAACGCGCTGGCTTCTTGCTTTTGGCTTTCGTAGAGTTCTTGGTATTGTCCGTTTTCTTGAGCAAACCTTTCTTGCTCAGATTTTGCCTTGGCATTCAATTCCTCCTTTGCGCGTTGTGCCGCCTTTTTCTCGGCAAGCAACTCATCGTTTTTTGCCTTGAGTCCTGAGACTTCCTCGGCAACTCGTTCCTCAACCGTCTTGTTAAGGGTTTCATTGAACTTCTCGGTAAGCTGCTGCTTTACCTCGTCATTCATTTCTACTTCTTTCAGAAATTCCATGCGTCACCTCTAGTGTTGCAAGTTCAGCCTCTGGCTGTTAGCTACAATTTTACCCTATTAAATACTTCAGGTTCGACTTTTCTTAACTCATCAAGTGTCAAGGTTTTCCCTGACGCATCAACAAACTTAGAAATTGCTAGACCTCCTCTGCGAAACAATCTTCCGCGAGATGGCCCTAATACTATATTTTGAAACGATGCAGATTGCCTTCGGAGCCATGATTCATACGTTGTCGTCTGCCTCACTTTCTTCTCGCCCTTCGACCCGACTGCTTTGCGTTGCTCTTTCTTTTTAACTTTACCTTCAACTCCAGGCTTTACCCTTGGAGCGATTGTTGACCTGCATGAGAAATGAGCGGGCGGCTTCGGTGATTTAATCGGGTCATCAGTCAATGGATATATTTTTCCATCACGGCTAGCGCAGATTATTGATGTTCTGGAGTCAAGTATAGATACCCA